GGGTAGTGAAAAAAATACAACTAATCAACGAATGGAATTACAGGCAATTGTAAATGCCCTTGAATACGCGACAACTGCCCGCCGCGAAAATGAAAAGGTGATTATTTATAGTGATTCTGCCTATGCTATTAACTGCTATCTAAACGATTGGTATGTCACTTGGATGAGTAATGGCTGGGTTAATAGCAAGGGCCAACCAGTGGCTAATCAAGATTTATGGTATAAAATTATTCCTTATTTTGATAATTTCTGGTATGAATTTAAAAAAGTGCCAGGCCATGCAGGTAACTACTGGAATGAACGTTGTGATGAAGCCGCACAAGCGCAAGCGGATAACTTAAAGAAACAATGGCGAGGTTAATATGGATAATGATATTTATGAAGTAACAAGAGATGAATATGTAGGGTTTGTAAGTGAAATTAAACAAGAATGTAGAGACGTTGAAGTTTCACATTTAGAAGATTGTACAATTATGAAAATTTTAAGTAAAAAAACCGGAACCCATTTTTGTACTCGTATCGTTTCAGAAAATGGAGAAGAACATTACTTTATTTTTAATATGCCGTTAGATGAAGAACGACAAGCAGGAAAACCAATTTTAAAAATAAGATTAGAATCAAGAGAAGAAGTACAAGCATTTTTAAATGCTTTATCTAAAATCTCTAAGGAGAAAAAAGAATGATTGAAATTTTTCCCAATATACCACAAGAAGTAAGAAATTCCGCCGCAATGATGTTTGATTTAGCTTCAATGCAACACAATCCTCTTAAAATGGTACAAATGTTAAATGAATATACCAATACTTGTGAAAACGAAGAGGAAATAGAATTCCTTCGTTTTTATTTCAATTTAAGAATGGAGCAGATGAAAAATGAAAGTGATAATGATAAGCGGTAAAAGCGGACATGGTAAAGATGCTTTTTCTAATGCTTTTGAACAATACGGAAAAGAAAAAGGAAATAAAATTATTGTAATTCATTTCGCTGATTTAGTTAAATATTATGCTAAACAATATTATAATTGGAACGGCGAAAAGGATAATGATGGACGCCATTTGCTTCAATATATCGGAACCACATTAATGCGCGGGTATCGTTCTGAATATTGGGCACAGATTGTAGCCGAATTTCTCGCTGCCGCAAGTAAAGATTTTGATATTGCCTTAATTCCAGATTGGCGTTTTGCGAATGAATTTTACACTGTATCAGAATACAATCCTGAAACTTATACAATTCGTGTTGAAAGACATGATGAAGAAGGAAACTTATACAAAAATCCTAATATGACAGAAGAACAATTAAATCATATAAGTGAAACTGAATTGGATCATTTTCCTTTTGACTGGAAAGTTATTAATCAAGATACTTTGGAATTTTTAGAAGGCTCAGCCCAAACATTATTTGATGTAATTATAAATGGAGAAGATACAAATGATTGATTATTTTACTAGCGAGCCAATGAAATATTGGTCTATGCCTTCTACAATGTCTTCTTCTGCCCGTAGATTAAAATTAGAACAAATGGCAGAAAGTGGAGAATATTTATTCGGACTAAAAACTGATGGCAATTGGTCTCGCGCCATTATCACTAATGAACGTTGCGCCTTACAGACCCGCGGAATTTCTAAAACAACTGGAACCTATGGTGAAATTCAAGAAAAAGTTTTATTTTGGAATGAAGTATGTAAAGCCTTTCCTTATGGTACAACTGTTATACTTGGAGAAATATACCGCGAAGGCGATATTGACAAAGATATTGGCTCTGTCCTAAGATGCTTACCTCCTAAGGCATTAGCGCGACAAAAAGATAATCCACTAAGATGGAGAATTTTTGATGTTCTTTGTATTGATGGAAAAGATTTAATGAATATTCCATTTGAAGAACGCATTGGATATATTCCAGAAGTTGTTTCTCGTATTCATTCCAATTTAGTAGAAGGGGTATCCTATTTTCCTATGGATGAAAATTTCTTTGAAAATATGGGTACAATATTCGCAAACGGCGGTGAGGGTGCGGTATGCTACAAGCGTAGTGCTTTATATGAACCTGGCAAACGCGGTCCTCATTCTTGGGATAGCGTTAAAGTAAAACAAGAAATTTCCTCTGACATAGACTGCTTTATTATTTCTACCGTACCCTGTGAAAGAAATTACTATGGTATGGATGTTCCACACTGGCAATTTTGGGAAAATGTAAGAACTGGCGAAAAATTATATGGTAATTATTTTGGAGAGTATCAACAAGGTAAAACTTTAATTCCGGTTACAAAAAATTATTATTATAATTGGCCAGCAAGTATTATGGTTGGGGTATATAATAATGAAGGTGAAATTGTTGAACTATGTAAGGTGGCGGGCTTAACTGAAGATTTTAAGACTGAGTTACGCGACCATTTTGAGGAATGGTATATGTGCCCTGTAAGTATTAACGGCATGATGGTCTCTACCGCGCGCGAAAATATTTCTATTCGTCATCCAGTTTTAAAATCAATTAGAAAAGAAGATATAGATGTACATGATTGTACTCTTGAAAAGATAATGGGAGCATAAGCTCCCACTTTTCTTTTTATCTATAAACACTTGACAATAATTTAAATTTATGATATAATAAAAGAAAAAGGAGAACATAATATGGAATTTGAAAAAAGTAAAAAGAATTTTTGGGCAATCTATGAAGGGCTAGAACAACTAGATTTTAATATTGAGGATTGGACAGAAATAATTTATGAAGCATCATCAGAAGATGTTTATGCTATGGCAGCGCTAGTAACCGTTCTAAATCATAGATGCTGGTATTGGTATGAAAAAAATAATCAAGAACTTTCAGATCTTTATTCAGAATTATATTATAAATATAATGAAATAGAATGGGATTGGTTAGAAGCGAACGGCACAGCTGAAGAAAAAAATTGGTATTTTGAAACATTGGATTAATTTTGGAGGTGTAAAATGGATAAATCCCCATTTAATTATGTTGGTAATAAATTTAAATAGTTACCGCAACTATTTTAGATTTTCCCTACAGATATAAATAATTTTGTAGATTTATTTACAGGAGGAGCAGACGTAGCTACTAATATGATTTCACACGCTAATATCATATATGCTAATGATATAAATAAATTTACAATAGATATAATGAAAGTTTTTTAGGAGAAATCAATTAATGAAATATTAAGGTTTATAGATAATCGTATAGCAGAATTTCAATTAAGTAAAACCAATAAAGAAGGATATTTAAAATATAGAGAATTATATAATAATGGAACTTATTCAACTCCATTAGATTTATTTACTTTAACACGATTTAGCTTTAATAATAATTTACGTTTTAATAATAATTGTTAGATGAACCAAGCCTTTGGAGCTAATCGTTCTTCATTTAATCCAGCTATGAGAAAAAATACAATTAAATTTCATAAAAATATTCAATCAATTATTTTATCATGTCAAAGTTTTGAACTATTTTCAATAAATAATTTAAATTCAAAAGATTTTATATATGTAGATCCTCCTTATTTAATTTCAGACGCTTATTATAACGTCGGCGCGAAAAATGCTGAATTAAGATGGGAACAAAAAGATGATTTAAAATTATTTGATTTTTTAAATAAAATCAATGACAAACAAATTCCTTTTGCTATGTCAAACTTTATTCATCATAAAGGAAAAACAAATGAAAAGCTTATAGAATGGATAAATGATATGAAATTGAATACTTATGATATTAATTCTGATTATTCTCATTGCATAGCAAATATAAATAAAAATGATAATCCTACACTTGAAGTAGTAGTGACTAATTATAAAAAGGAGTAAAATTATATGAATAAACAAAAATATGATAAGGCACAAGTATGGGAAGATATAATAACAGAATATTTCAATCGTCATCCTGATGCTGGCCTTGCTTGGTGGCAGCTTCCACTAGAAGAACAGCCCGAAGAATTTAAGGTACATATGTATGATATTATTTGGACATTTTTAAATAATAAGGAGGAAAATAATAAATGAAAATTTATTTAGCTGGTTCAATTTTTTATTATGGTGATGTACTTCGTAACACAGAATGGGCTAAAAAAATCCGTGAAGCAATTCCAAATGTAGATTTATATAGCCCTATTGAAAATACAGCTATAAATGGAACTGAGGGGAAAAAGAAATTTGCGGGCTCACAAGAGATTGCGAATGGAGATAATATTCGTCTAAATAATACAGATATTCTTGTGGCTTGTATTGATGGCGATATTCTTCCAGCAGGCACTTGCGCTGAAATTGGGAAATTTCACGAAAAAATTGAACGCGGCGATCATAAAT